CTCGACAGCCTCCCGGGCGCCACCTGGTCCTACGAGCGCCGGCTCCCGGTCGCCGACATCGACCTCCCCGCGTCGGCAAACCTCCAGTACCGGCTCGAACCCGTCGACCAGCCCACCGTCGACCGCTACGCCGCCGACATGGCCCGCGGCGACCGGTTCCCGGCGATCATCGTCCGCCGCACCCGCGGCTCCAAGCTGCACCTGCTCGGCGGCAACCACCGCCGAGCCGCCGCCCACCAGGCCGGCATCAGCGCCCTGGCCGCCTACGTGGTGGTGTGCACCGCCGCCCAGGCCCGCCAGCTGGCCTACGAGGACAACCGCACCCACGGCCTCCCGCTCAAGCCCGCCGAACGGGCGGTCCTCGCCGCCCGGCTCGTGCTCTTCGACGGCATGCCCCGCCCCCAGGCGGCCGCCACAGTGGGCGCCACCGACGCCCAGGTCGCCCAGGCCGTCGCCGCGGAGCGGGCCGCTGAACGCGCCCAGGGCCTCGGCCTGTCGGCGGCGTTCGCCCAGCAGACCATCTACAACCGGGCGCTCCTCGGCGCGATCGAAGACGACGGCGTGTTCGCCGAAGCCGCCATCACCGTCATGGCCGCCAACATGGGCGGCGCCTCGACCCAGCGGCTCTGCGCCCGCATCCAGGCCGCCGCCACGACCGCCGACGCGTACGACCGGATCGAGGCCGTCGCCGCCTCCCGCAACGGCCACACCGGCGGCCGGGGCGTCAAGCGCAACGACCTCACCATGCTCACCGACGCCGTCTACGCCCTTCTCGACGTCGACCCCGCGGCAGCTGCCGGCCTCGTTCAGATCGGCGACGAGCAGGCCTGGTCCGACCGGATCAAGCGGGCCGCCCTCCACCTGATGGCCATCGACCGGGCGGTCACCGCCCCCAAGACCGAGGCGGCATGACCGCCGGACAGAAAAGGGAACCAGCGATGCGCAAGCACCTCACCGTCGTCGGCCTCACCGCCGGGGTCGCCCTCGCGGCCGTCGGCCTCGCAGGAGGCCTCGCCCAAGCGACCGACGACTGCGTCATCGTCGTCGACCAGGAGGCCCGGCACTACTCGTGGACCGGCGGCCCCCTCGCCGACGGGGTGATCCCGCTGCCGCCCCCGGGCGGCGACTGGCAGGCCAACACGCACCAGGAGCCGCACCTGAACAACCCGAACGTCACCTGGGTCGGCCTGGAGGGCATCGGGCTGCACTACACCAGCCACGGGTCCTCGGGGCTGGCGGACTGGTTCTTCTTCCAGCCGGAGGTCTCGCACGAGGAGTGCGACCCGCCGGACACGACCGTGCCGCCGACGACGACGGACTGCGTGGAAGGCCCGATCGAGCCCGACGGGTACATGGGGTGCCTGCCGTGCGACGACCCGTCCGGGTGCGTCCCGCCGTGCGACGAGATCCCCGACGGCTGCCAGCCACCCCCGTGCTACGACCCGCTCTGCGAGCCGCCGCCCCCGCCGCCGCCGGCGTGCGAGGAACGGCCCGGCAGCGACGGTGACTGCAACACCGACGACCCGCCCGCTCCGCTAACGGCCCCGGACGGCCCCGTCCGGGCCGCGCCCGCCCAGACCGGCTGACGTGGCCCCGTGATGACCGAAGGCGACCTCGCCACCATCATCTGGCAGGCCTGCCTCGACGCCGGCCACCCCATCAGCGTCCCCGCGTCCCGCCACGCCGCCGCCGCCATCCACCCCCTCATCCACCTCGAGCCGGTTGACCGGCGCCCCAACATCGCCCGAGCCGTCGAACAGCTCGGCCCGCACCCGCTCACCGACGGCCACCTCGCCGCCCGCCTCCACCGCATCGCCGACCAGCTCGACGCCGCCCACCACCAGGCCATGCTCGACGACGCCGCCGCCTAGAGGTACCAGTCCCGATGGTGCCCGACCAACTAGGATCGTGCCACCCATCACCCGAAAAGGCCGAGGGCCGCCCGGCGGATCACCAGGCGGCCCTCAGTCGAGACCTGACAAGGAGGTCGCCGACATGGCACAGCGTAGCCGCCGGCAGTACCGCTACCGGATTACCTACAGGCGGGCCGGGTGGACACAGCCGCAGAGCCGCTTCTACACCCGCCGGTCTGATGCCGAGAAGTACATCCGGCTCCTGCACGGCAACCAGCGCCCCGACCTCTACCCGATCGTGAAGCTCGAGCTCCACCGCCAAGAGGTCGGCCCCTGGGAAGCAGTGGAGGCGTGAGCCCCGACGAGACCGCAGAGGAACCCAACTGGCTCATCAAGGAACGCGAGGAGGCCGAACGCTGGGCCGCCCAGCTCCTACCCGACGAACCCCCATCCACCAACGGGACGGCCCCGCCAGACGAGCACCCCCACCCCGACGTGTTCATGAACGACAAGGGCGCCGTCCAGATCACCAGGCTCGCCGCCTACGTGCAGCGCCTCGGCCACGTCTGCACCGGCGAAGACGGCCGCCTCTACCGGTACCGCCGCGGCGTCTACCTCCCCGACGGCGAGCTCTTCGCCTCCGTCAGCGTCAAGGAGATCCTTCAGGGCGCCTGGCGGTCCCGGCACGCCGAAGAGACCGTCCGCAACCTCAAAGCCTCCTACCCGCGCATCACCGACACCCCGCCCGAGCAGTGGATCAACTGCGCCAACGGGCTCCTCAACTGGCGCACCGGCGTCCTCCGACAGCACACCCCCGACGTCGCCACCACCGTCCAGCTCCCCATCCCCTGGGACCCCGAAGCCACCTGCCCCAACATCGACCGGTTCCTCGACCAGGCCCTCCCCGCCGACGCCCTGCCGCTCCTCCTCGAGTACGTCGGGCTCACCCTCTACCCCGGCAACCCGTTCCGCAAGGCGCTCCTCCTCCTCGGCCCCTCAGGCACCGGCAAGTCCAAGCTCCTGTCCCTGATCGCCGCTCTCGTCGGCGCCCCCAACCTCGCCGCGGTGCCGATCCAGGTGCTCGCGGAGAACCGGTTCGCCGCCGCCGAGCTGTTTGGCAAGCTCGCCAACATCTCCGGCGACCTTGACGCCCGAGCCATCCGCCAGACCGACACGTTCAAGATGGTCACCGGCGGCGACCCGATCATGGCCGAACGCAAGCACGGCCAGCCCTTCTCGTTCCGCCCGTTCTGCGCGTTCCTGTTCGCCGCCAACGAAGCCCCCATCAGCAGCGACCAGACCGACGCCTGGTTCGAACGGTGGCTGGTCATCCCCCTCGAGAACAAGCCGGAGCGGCCCGACCCGCACCTCCTCGGCCGTCTCACCACCCCGGCCGAGCTCTCCGGGCTCATGGCCCGCGCCGTCGCCTCCCTCCAGGCGCTCATGGCCCGCGGCGAGTTCGCCCCACCCGAGTCGGTGGCCGCCGCGAACGAGACCTACCGGGAGCGGCTCGACACCGCCCGCGGCTACGTCAACGACGAATGCGTCCTCGACCTCGACGCCTGGACCCCCCGCGCCGCCCTCTACAAGCAGTACTCGCAGTGGTGCCGCGACGGTGGCCGGCTCCCCGTCTCCGCCACCAACTTCTACGACCACCTGCGCCGCAACCACCCCGGCGAGGTCACCGAAGCGAAGAGGAAGGGGGTCAGAGGGTTCGCCGGGCTCGCGATCCGGGGGGCAGAAGACGCCACCCCCTTCGAGCCGAAGCTGCCCCCCCACGACCCCGGAGACTTCTAAGAGTGACCATCCCGCCACCGTGCGTAGAGAAACGGGGGGCAGGAAGGACAGCGGGGGGCAGAAGGGGCAGCTGAGCCTTACTTCTCCTCTCCCCGGTCCTAGCGCGAGAAAAAGGAAGAAGAAGTAAGAAAAATCTGCCCCCCCTGCCCCCCCAACACCATGCTTGCCACCAACCACCTTGGTACGCCACAATCCACCATCGTGGCCCGCACCTACACCCCCACCCAACGGGCCCACGCCATCACCACCTACCTCGAACACGGACTCGCCGAAGCACACCACCGCACCGGCATCCCCAAGTCCACGCTCAAAGGCTGGCTCACAGAAGCAGGCCACGACCCAGCCGAAACGGTCGCACGTTCGATCGAAAAAACGCGTAACGCCACCGAGGCTCACCGAGCGCAGATGGAAGCCAAGCGGGTCGAAGCCCAGGCCGAGTTCGCCGCCTCGGCCGTGTTCGCTGCCCGCAAGGTGCGCGACGCCGAAGAGGGCAAAGACGCTCACGGCTGGGCGATGGCGTCCGGGACCATGCTCGACAAGCTGCGCCTCGAGCTCGGCGAGGTCACCGACCGCACCGAGCACGTCGCCGCCCCCGAACGCGCCCCCGACGTCGAGGACGAGCTGGCCAAGGTGCTGGAGCTGGTCCGCCCCCAGGCCGCAGCGTGACCTCTACGCTCGACCTCGTCCGGGCCATGACGGATGAGGAATGGGCGGAGGTCGCCGGCCGTCTGTTGACCGTCCGGTTCCCCGCCGCCCGCCCCGCCCAGCAGACCCCGCCCGGCGACTGGAAGGTCTGGCTCATCCTGTCCGGCCGCGGCTGGGGCAAGACCCGAACCGGCGCCGAGGAGACCGTCGAGCGGGCACACACCGAGCCGGGCGACTACTTCGTGTGCGCCCCCACCTACCGGGACATGCGTCTCGTCTGCGTCGAAGGGTCACGCTCCGGGCTGCTGGCCGTCCTGCGGCGGCGGTGCATCGACTTCGAATGGTCGCTGACCAAGTCGACGATCACGCTGGCCAACGGGTCCCAGCTGATCTGCGGCGGCGCCGACGAACCGGACCGGTGGCGCGGGTTCAACTTCTCGGGCGGGTGGGCCGACGAGCTGGCCTCGTGGCGCCGGCCGGACGCCTGGTCGCAGATCCGGTTCGGGACCCGGCTGGGCCGGGCACAGATCGTGGCCACCACCACGCCCCGCCCCACCGACCTGATCCGGGATCTGGTGGCCGACCCGACGGTGCACATCACCCGGGGGTCGACGTTCGACAACGCCGCCAACCTGTCGCCGGAGGCGGTCGCCGAGCTGCAACGCAAGTACGGCGGCACCCGTGCCGGCCGCCAGGAGCTCGAGGGGGAGCTGCTCACCGACGTGCCCGGCGCGCTGTGGACGCTGGGCATGATCGACGAAGCCCGCGCCCCGGCCCCCGACCGGCTGGACCGGATCGTGGTGGGGGTGGACCCGGCGGTCACCTCGGGCGAGGACTCGGACCTGACCGGGGTGGTGGCGGTCGGCAAGGCCGGCGACGAGTTCTGGGTGCTGGCCGACCGTTCCGGACGGTACACCCCGGACGGGACGGCCCGGGTGGCGACCGACCTGCTGGGGGAGCTGGGCGGGGACCGGATCGTCGGCGAGGTCAACAACGGCGGCGACTACATCGGCACGGTGCTGCGCCACGCGGATCGGGACGTGCCGTACTCGACGGTGCACGCGTCGAGAGGCAAGCACACCCGGGCCGAGCCGGTGGCCGGCCTGTACGAGCAGGGCCGGGCGCATCACGTGGCGGCGTTCGTGGACCTGGAGGACGAGCTGTGCACCTGGACGGTGGACTCCCGCAAGTCGCCGGACCGGATGGACGCCCTGGTGTGGGCGTTCACCGACCTGATGGAGGGCCGGCGCCGGCCCCGGGTCGCTGAGGACTTCTACCTGAAGGGCGCCGCCTGATGGCCACCAGGGTGCGGGGCGTGTCGATGCAACAGTGGATGGCCGAGCGCCGCGACCCGACCGCCGCCACCACCCAGCTGCGGTGGCACGGCCGGGACCAGGCGCAGGTCACCGACTGGAACGCGGACCTGGCCGTCCGCTTCGGCTACCACGTCAACGTGATCGCCTTCAGGGCGGTCACCGTCATCGCCGACACGCTGTCGCAGCTGAAGTTCCGGGCCGGCGTCGCCCCCCCGGAGAACGCGGGCGCCCCCGCGGAGCACAACCCCGACGCCCGCCTCGCCCAGCTGCTCGGCCCACCGCCGGCCGGCCCGAACGGCCGGGACACGGCCAAGAAGCTGTGGGGGTGGACGGTCACCCAGCGGCTGGTGACCGGACGGAACGGCTGGGAGATCGAGCTCGACGGCAGCCGGGTGGTGGCCCTGTGGCCGCTGGTGTCGGCGAACTTGAAGGCGATCCCGTCGGGCGGCGGGTCGTCGTGGTGGTCCCGGTTCGAGTACGGCCGGCCCGACGACCTGAAGAAGCTCTCGGCCGAGCAGGTGCACTACGGCTGGTCGCCTGCGGCCAGCGACTACCGCCAGCCGTTCTCGCCGCTGCAGGTCGCCCGGTACGCGCTGTCCATCGGCCTGGCCGTCGACCAGCACACCTACGGGTTCCTGAAGAACGGTGGGGTGCCGGCGTACGTGGTGGGGGTGGAGGCGTTCGAGAACCCGGAGGCGTTCGAGGGGTTCAAGCGGCAGTGGCGGTCCAGCTACGGGGAGCCCGAGAATGCGGGCGGGGTGCACTTCGTGCTGCTGGACCCGGGCACCGACGGGGACCTGTCGAAGGCGCTGTTCATCGAGACGGTGGGCATGTCGGCGAAGGACGCCCGCCTGCCGGAGTCGTACCGGGCGGCGCTGGAGCAGGTGGCGATCGCGCTGGGTGTGCCGTGGTCGAAGCTGGACGCCTCTGGGCGGACGTTCGACAACGCGTCGGAGGAGGACCGGACGTTCTGGTCGTCGACGATCGCGCCGTTGGCCACGGACCTGGCCGACGAGGTGAACATCGGCCTGGCCCCCCGGCTGGGGCCGGAGGTGGGCTGGTTCGACATGTCGGGGGTGCGGGCGTTGCAGCCGGTGCCGGTGGCGGCGCCGTCGGAGATCCCGGGGTTGATCGCGGCGGGGGTGATCTCGCCGGCCGAGGCCCGGCCGTGGCTGTTCCTGTCGGGGCCGGCACCTGAGGTTCCTGTAGTCGAGACCGTGGAGGTCGATGATGACGTTGAGTCTGGATCAGGCGATCGAGCAGGTGGAGGAGCTGGTGGCCGAGGTCACCGACCTGAAGGCGAGGGTGGCCAGGCTGGAGAAGCCGGCCCGCAAGCCGGCCGCCAAGAAGCCCGCCGCGAAGAAGTAGAACACCGGGCCACCGAAGGTCAGGAGGCGCGGCGGGGGGCGATCTGGCGGGCCACCGACGCGGTGATCGTCGGCCAGGAGCGGGCGTGGGAGCGGGCGTGGCGGCGCATGTTCAACCGGCAGCTGCGGGCGACGATCACCAACCTGGAGTCGTCCCGCCGGTCCGCGGCGCTGGCCCGGGCCGCGGAGGCGCGGGGATGGGGGGACGAGAAGCGGGGGCCGGCGGACGGCGTGTTCGACCGTGCGCACTGGACCGCCGAGTCCGAGCAGCTGGCCACCGACCTGTTCGAGCAGCTGGCCTCCTCGAGTTTCGCCCGGCTGTCCGCCGCGTTCGGCCTGTCCTTCGACCTGGAGGCCGAGTTCGCCCAGCTGTTCATCACCTCGAGGGCGAACCAGCTGGCCGGGCAGGTCACGGACACCACGTACCGGGCGATCACCTCGGCGCTGGCCGAGGGGGTGGCGGCCGGCGAGTCGATCCCGTCGCTGGCCGCCCGGATCCGGGCGGTGTTCGACGAGGCCTCGTCGGTGCGGGCGACGATGATCGCCCGGACGGAGGTGATCTCGGGGTTCAACGCGTCGGGGCTGGCGGCGGCGTCGTCGCTGCCGGCCGATGTGGTGGCCGCCCAGCAGTGGATCGCCACCCGGGACTCGAGGACCCGGCCCACCCACGCCAGTGCCGACGGGCAGATCGTGGCGGTCGGGCAGCCGTTCTCGGTGGGCGGTGTGGGCTGCGCCTACCCGGGGGACCCGGCGCTGCCGGCTGGGGAGTCGGTGAACTGCCGGTGCACGGTGGCGTTCCTGACGCCCGACGAGTTCGAGGCGGAGGCGACCCTGTACGCGCAGTCGCCGCCGGTGGTGTCGTTGGAGCGTGCCCGGGTGGCGCTGGCGATGGTCGTGCCGGGGCATCACGACGAGGCCCGGTTCCGCCGGGTGTTGGGAGCAGCAGCATGAGCGACGCGATCCGCAGGTACCGGCCCGAGATCCGGGCCGTGTCCGGCTCCAACGGCCGCCAGTTCTGGGCGATGCCCCTCGCTTACGAGGTGGTCGACGACTACGGCACCATCTGGACCCGCGGCGTGTTCGACCGGTCGGTGGGCGAGAAGATGCCGATCCTGCTGTACGGGCACCAGTGGAACGACGTGTCCAACGTGCTGGGACGGGGCGCCGACTACCGGGACACGGACCGGGGCCCGGAGGTGCTGTTCGAGCTCACCGACTTCGACGCCCATCCGCACACCCGGCAGGTGGCCGCGCAGATCAACGACGGCACGCTGACCGACCTGTCGGTGGGGTTCGACCGGTGGCGGTGGCTGGGCCCGGACCGGGGCGCGGAGGGCCCACTGCCGGACGAGGACCGTGACCGGCGGGGTCCGACCGGGGCCCGGGTGCAAGCCCGTGAGCGGATGTTGGAGGCCGGCTGGGACGAGACGTCGGTGGTGCCGGTGGGGGCGGTGCCGGGGGCGAAGGTCCTGTCCGGTGTGAGGTCCCGGTCGACGCGGGCCGCGGGGGTGGCGATGGAGGACGTGGTCGCCCTCGGCACCCTGGTGGGGGCGGGGAAGATCACCCACGACGAGGCACAGCGGGCGCTCGGTCTGCTCGGCGTCGAGGAGGTCCCAGACCCGGTCGAGGAGGAAGAGGGGCCCGAGCCGGCCGCCGCCGATGTGGCGGACGCCGAAGCCGAGGCCGACGACACCCTCGACGGGCTCGAGGGCTGACGTGTCGATCCTGTACTCCGCCGACGCGGTCCTGATCGACATCGTCCTGGTGCAGGGCAACGACTTCGAGATGGTCATCAACGTGGAGGGAGACATCTCCGCCTACAGCTTCGCCGCCGCTCTGAAACCCCAGCGGGGCACCACGACGACCACGTTCACCGACGCGGTGGGCTCCTACAACGCCGGGACCGACTCGACCCCGGTCACCCTCACGCTCACCGACGCCCAGACCGACGCCCTGGAGGCCGGGTTCTACTACTGGGACGGGAAGTGGACCACCGGCGGCGGGCTCGAGCGCACCATCGTCCGGGGGGCGCTCGAGGTGGTCAGGCGGGTGACGACATGACCGCGGTGACCGTGGGGAAAGCCACCCGGGAGATCAGGGTCACCGACAGCCGCGGCCAGGAGGTGGTGGGCCACCTGTCGGAGCCGGGGGTGGACGGCCACGCCGTGGGGGGGTTCACCATCGATTTCGGGGACTACCCCGACGGGTCGGTACCCGAGTCAGAGACCGGGCTGCGGGACAACTTCCTGGACGACCCCGACAACGAAGACGAGATGGGGATCTCGGACGGCCGGCTGGCGGTGGTGGAGTTCCGGGGCCCGGACCAGGCGTTCTCGGGGCTCGGGCAGGGCGGCGGGCGGCGCGGGTACCTGTGGCGCAACACCGGCACCCTCACCGACGACGTGTCCGGCACGTTCGAGGTCCCGATCACCGGCGGCGACATCGGGTCCGGTGGGTACGGGTGGGGCGGACCGCTGCTCCACATCCAAAACGACTTCGAAGGCTCCGAGTATGTGGGGGTGTCGGCGTGGTTCGTGGCCCCGCCTTTCTCGTGGACCGAGCTGGGGGTGGTCGGCCGCCTACAGGAGGACTTCTCGTACCTGGACATCCATTTGGGGACGTCGCTGCCGGAGGAGGGCGACGAGATCTACCTGCGCTCGGTGAACGGGCAGGTGGCCCTGGAGGTCAACGGCGAAACGGTATGCGGCCCGTGTGACATCCCGGCGGGGCTGGTCGGGTCCGCGATCCATGGCGTCCAGATCGACGTCGCCGAGGACGACGAAGCCAACGAAGGCAAGATGGCCGGGCTCACGATCGGAACGGA